GACGTAAAGGAAACAGTTACGATTGAAGACGCAAATGGAAATACATTTTTGGAAATTATTGATTTAATTAAACCAGAAAGAATGAAAGGTATTAGTGAGGGAAGAAAATCGGGAGATTATTCACTACACGATTGGTTTTCAAAAAGCAGATCAAGTGATGGGAAACCGGGATGGGTTCAACTAGGAGGCAAATACGCAGGAAAACCTTGTGCGAAGCAACCAGGACAAACCACTAAACCAAAGTGTGGTTCATCAAAAATGGCTGCAAATATGTCCGATGATGAAGAGGATGCAGCAGCAAGAAGAAAAAGAAAAGAAGACCCAAATCCAGATAGGTCAGGACAAGCAAAAAATGTTGCGACTGAGGAATTTGTAAGCGAAGATGCCTGTAAAGAAAAAGTAAAATCTCGTTATAAAATTTGGCCTAGTGCTTATGCTTCTGGGGCACTTGTCAAATGTCGTAAAGTTGGTGCTAAAAATTGGGGCAATAAAAGTAAAGATGTAAAAGAAGGGTATACACGCATACAGTCTCGTGGTTCTACTTATAGTATCGTGTTAAATTGGAGAGGAAAATATCTTTCAGTTCAAATGTTTTTCCCACAATTTGCTAGACCACCAAAAGATCAGGTTACTTATGAAGTGAGGAAGATATATCCTGGTGCAATTGTATTGTCATACAATCCATCCACAAAAGACCCAACAAAACCATTATTATTTACAGGAGATGAAAATGAATCCAGAAGACATTGAACTAGAAGATCTTTCTAAGATTTTTGAATACGAAAAAATTTCTAGAGAAATTGATACTTGTGAAAATATAGAACAAATAAAAGACATAGCAAAGTCATTTGTTAAATTGCATTTAAAACAACAAGAAGTCATATTACAAATTGGATTATGATTGATAAACATTATAAGGGCAATCCGAATTTAAAAGCGGAAAACGTCCAAATTGAATTTACAACAGATCAAATTCAAGAATATTTAAAATGCAAAAATGATCCAATTCATTTTGCAAAAAATTATGTAAAGATTGTTTCTCTGGATCACGGATTAGTTCCGTTTGATATGTATGATTTTCAAGAAGAATTGATTACAAACTTTCACGAGAATAGATTTAATATTGCAAAACTTCCTAGACAGACAGGAAAATCAACTACTGTTGTATCTTATCTTCTCCACTATGCTCTGTTCAATGACAATATAAGAATCGCAATTCTAGCAAACAAAGCAGAAACAGCAAGAGAACTTTTAGGCAGACTACAATTGTCTTATGAAAATTTACCAAAGTGGTTACAGCAGGGTGTTGGTTCTTGGAACAAAGGTTCGTTGGAACTTGAAAATGGTTCTAAAATCGTAGCAGCATCGACATCATCGTCTGCTGTTCGAGGAAATTCTTTCAATATTATTTTCTTGGACGAATTTGCGTTTATTCCAAATCATATTGCAGAGCAGTTTTTCTCTTCTGTATATCCTACTATTTCTTCAGGTCAAAGCACAAAAGTTATTATCATCTCAACTCCAAATGGGATGAATATGTTTTATAAACTTTGGCACGATGCCGAAAGAGGAAAGAATGGTTATGTTCCATTAGAAGTTCATTGGTCTGCGGTGCCTGGAAGAGACGCAGAGTGGAAACGACAAACAATTGCGAATACTTCCGAAAGACAATTCACACAGGAGTTTGAGTGCGAATTCTTAGGGTCTGTTGACACTTTGATTACTCCATCAAAACTTAGAATGATGGTTTATGATGACCCACTTACTAGAAGCAAAGGGATGGATGTGTATGAAGATCCAATAGAAAAGCACACCTATTTGATGACTGTTGACGTATCTCGTGGAATGAGTAATGACTACTCTGCATTTATTGTATTTGATATCAGTCAATTCCCATATAAGGTAGTCGCAAAATATAGGAACAATGAGATTAAACCTATGCTTTTTCCAAATATTATTCACGATATAGCAAAAGCATATAATAAAGCATTTGTTCTCGCAGAAGTAAATGATATTGGAGAACAAGTATCAAGTATACTTCATTTTGATTTAGAATACGATAATATTTTAATGTGTTCTATGAGAGGAAGAGCAGGTCAACTGGTAGGACAGGGATTTTCTGGAAAGAAAACTCAACTTGGAATCAAAATGTCCAAAACAGTCAAAAAAGTTGGATGTTCCAATTTAAAGACAATTATTGAAGATGATAAATTAGTCATCAAAGATTACGATATTATCAGTGAATTGACTACTTTTATTCAAAAAAGTCAATCATTTGAAGCAGAAGAAGGATGTAATGATGACCTGGCAATGTGTCTTGTAATCTTTGCTTGGTTGGTCGTCCAGGATTATTTTAAAGAGATGACGGATAATGATGTTCGCAAAAGAATATATGAAGACCAAAAAGACCAAATAGAACAAGATATGGCTCCATTTGGTTTTATGTCTGATGGATTATCCAATGAAGTATCTTTTGTTGATGTAGATGGTGATAGATGGCATTTAGATGAGTATGGTGATAGAGCATATATGTGGGAATACGGGTAATGAGTTTCGAAGAAGAGATTGAATTAGATAATCTACTCTTCAAAGAGAGAGTATGTAGATCTTGCAGAATAAAAAAAGACTTATTAAATGATTTTTATTTGACTAGAAAAAATAGAAAAGGGTTTCCCTCTGCATATTCATATGAATGCAAAGAATGCACTATAGAAAGAATTATTAATAGTAGGAAAAAATATTCACAAAAATTTATAGATAATTATTATCCCGATTGGTAATTGTTCGTGCATTGTTTCCCCATTTGAAGAATATCAATTTATAAATACTTCTAGGCAAAAATGAACTTCTTCACGAGGGGAAAAAGATGGCGTTAAATTTAGTATCACCAGGAGTCAGAACAAGAGAAGTTGACTTGACTGTTGGGGGAATTACCGCAGCAAATAATCAAGTTGGCGCTATTGCTGGACCTTTCCAAAAAGGTCCAGTTAATGTTCCCATCCTAATTGAAACAGAAAATGACTTACTCAATACATTCGGAAAACCAATTTCATCAGACTCACAATACGAATATTGGTTAGGTGCTTCTTCGTATCTTTCTTATGGTGGTGTTCTAAGAGTCGTTAGATGTGATGGTGACAATTTAAACAACTCAAATGCTGGAGTTGCTGCTACATCAGTAACCTTGAAAATTACATCATCTGAAGATTACAATAATACTTATTCATCTGCTACTGCTTGGCATTGGGCTGCTAGAAACCCAGGTTCTTGGGCCAATAATCTAAAGGTTTGTGTAATTGATGCAGCCGCAGACCAACGAATTGCAATTGGAACTTTTGGATTGAACGTTGGATATGCTGTTACTGCTGCATTCTCCCAATCAGTTGCTGGTGTTGGAACAGTAACAACAGAAACAGGAGTTCTTAAAGGTATTATTACCAAAGTCAATGAAGGTTCGATTGACGTAAAAGTTACTGCAAAATCTTCTGGTGCTGGTTCTACTGCATTTACTGAAACATCTTATGCGGAAGGAAGTGTAAATGCATTTGGTTCTGGAAATATTAAAATTACTGATAATAGTGGCAATTTTGTTAAAATTGAAGAATCATCGGTTGCAAGATTTTTTGGTGTAGTTTCCGCTGGTTCAACAGTAATCAATCCTGTAGATTCAATCACAAATCTTCCAAGTACAATTTTAGCAGGACAATTTATTGTTCCAGTAACTGGATCTTCTCTTGCAGATGGAACCACTTATACTGTGGGGATTGCAACTACAGTCAATGGTGTTTCACAAACTGCACTTGGTTTGAGTACAATAGCAAATGGATCTGGAACAGTACAATTTTTAGTTCTTAATGTTGCTGTTAATGGTGAAACAATTACTGCACCTTCAGATTGGTACAATCAACAAACTTTGGGATTAACAAATTCTACTGTTTATTGGAAAAATATCGCACCAAGACCAAGGACTTCTCAATATTCATCCGAAAGAAATGGAAGAAATGATGAACTGCACGTTGTTGTTGTTGATGACACTGGAGAAGTGACTGGTAGTGCTGGTAATATTCTTGAGAAATATACCAATTTATCCAAAGCGTCTGATGGCAAGATTTCACCATCAGAAGCAAATTACTATAAAGATATTATTCGTGACAATTCACAATACATTTTCCCTGGATTTGCTCCAGTTGGTTCTCCGTCTAAATTCTCAACTGTATCTGGAGTTTCTTCTACGTCCAATACTACTTGGGGTCTAACAGCACAAGGAAATACATTTAATGTAATTGGTGCAACTACATATAACTTAACTGGTGGTAGAGATTATTCTGGAACTAGTAATGTTGGTGGATATTCAATTTCTTTGGCAAAGGTGATTGATGGATATAGAAACTTCACAAATCCAGCAGAATATCAAATCAACTTTATAATTGGTGGTCCTTCTGGTGGTGCTACAATTCAAGAATCACAAGCAAAAGCAAATGAATTAATCGCAATTGCAGATACTCGTAAAGACTGTGTTGCTACTATTTCACCACATAGAGCAGGTGTTGTTGATGTGGCAAACTCTGATACTCAAACTACTAACATTGTCAATTTCTTTGATCCATTAACCTCATCATCCTATGCAGTGTTTGATACTGGTTATAAGTATGTTTATGATAGATTTAACAATCAGTTTAGATACATTGCTTGTAATGCTGACATTGCTGGATTGATGGCTAGAACATCAATCAATCAGTATCCTTGGTTCTCACCTGCTGGTGCAAACAGAGGAGCACTCAATAATGCAGTAAAACTTGCATTTAATCCTTCACAAGCACAAAGAGATCTTCTTTATCCAAAGAGAATCAATCCAATTATCTTCTCCCCTGGTGCCGGTATTATTCTTTTTGGTGATAAGACTGCCCTTTCGTATACTTCAGCATTCGATAGAATTAATGTTCGTCGTTTATTCTTAACACTCGAAGCAACTATTGAAAGAGCAGCAAGAGCACAACTCTTTGAGTTTAATGATACAATCACCAGAGCAAACTTCATCAATATTGTTGATCCATATCTTCGTGATGTGAAGTCAAAAAGAGGTATTACTGATTTTGTTGTTGTCTGCGATGAATCAAACAACACTCCTGATATTATTGATGCGAATCAATTCAAGGCTGATATTTATGTCAAACCTGCAAGATCAATCAACTTTATCGGATTGACTTTTGTTGCTACTCGCACAGGAGTCAGCTTTGAAGAAATTATCGGTACTGTTTAATTAACGAGGTAACAAACAATGGCAAATAACGCAACTGGTGGTGGCATTTCACCAAGTCAAAGAACTCTAAATGACTTCAAAAATAGAATTTCTGGAGGTGGAGCAAGACCTAACCTCTTTGAATGTGAAATTAATTTCCCAACTGCTGCTTTTAATGGTAATGGCAATGATGCAAATGCATTATCTGAAAAAACTAGATTTTTAATTAAAGCAGCATCATTACCTGGATCTACAATCAACGTAATTGATATTCCCTTTAGAGGAAGAAATCTTAAAATTGCTGGAGATAGAACATTCGATCCTTGGACGATTACAATAATCAATGATGTTGATTTCAAAATTAGAAATGCTTTTGAGAGATGGATGAACTATATGAATAAGCACGAAGATAATTCTGGAGAACTAAATCCTGTTAATTATCAGAAGGATATGAAGGTTTATCAACTCGGTAAAGCAGGAGTTGATGTTAATATGACATCTAATAATAAAATGAATATCCTCAAATCTTATTCATTTTATGGCACATTCCCAACTTCTATTAGTGCGATTGATCTTTCATACGATCAGGCAGATACCATCGAAGAATTTACAGTAGATCTTCAAGTCCAATGGTGGGATGCTCTTGATACTTCAGGAAATAGCCTACTTGGTTCTTCAACACAAGAAAGATTTGATGCAAATTCTGTCACTTCAGACTTCTGATAAATAGTAGAACAAGGACAATAACATTACTATGGCAAAACTGTTTGGTTTTAAGTTTGAAGACAATAGGGAGAAGCAGTCTACAAAGATTGTTTCTCCCATTCCTCGTAATGATGAAGATAAATCAGACTTTTATATTTCAAGTGGATTTTACGGTCAGTATGTAGATATTGAAGGTGTTTATAAGAGTGAAGCAGATTTAATTAGAAGATATCGTGAGATGTCTTTGCATCCAGAATGCGATAGTGCAATTGAGGATGTTGTAAATGAAGCAATTGTATCTGACTTAAATGATTCACCAGTAGAGATAGACCTTTCAAATCTTCCTGCTTCTGATAAACTGAAAGAGATTATCCGAGAAGAGTTTAAGTATATTAAAGAAATTATGGACTTCGATAAGAAGTGCCACGAGATTTTTAGAAACTGGTATGTTGATGGAAGAATCTATTATCATAAAGTAATTGATTTCAAAAAACCATCAGAAGGAATCAAAGAAGTAAGATATATTGATGCTTTAAAAATTAAGTATATAAGAAAACTAAAAAAAGACAATAAAGATGCTTTTGGTACTGAGTATAGAAAAATTGTAAACGATAAAAATCAAATTGATTTTGGGAATCAAGAGATTGAAGAATTTTATATGTATGATCCAAATGTTGGGTCATCACAAAGTGCTTCATATAGAGTATCAGATGTAAATAACGTAAAAATCGCAAAGGATGCGATTGTGTATGTTACTTCTGGTCTTGTAGATAGAAATAAGCAAACTGTTCTTTCTTTCCTTCATAAGGCAATCAAGGCACTCAATCAATTGAGAATGATTGAGGATAGTCTTGTGATTTATAGACTATCAAGAGCACCAGAACGTAGAATTTTCTATATTGACGTTGGCAATCTTCCCAAGATTAAAGCAGAACAGTATCTGCGTGACGTTATGAACCGTTATAGAAACAAACTTGTCTATGACGCAAGCACTGGTGAGATTCGTGATGACCGTAAATATATGGCTATGCTTGAGGATTTCTGGTTACCAAGAAGAGAGGGTGGTAGAGGAACCGAAATCACTACACTTCCTGGTGGGCAAAATCTTGGAGAACTTGCTGACATTGAGTATTTCCAAAAGAAACTTTATGATTCTTTAGGTGTTCCACCAACAAGACTTGCTGCAGAAGGTGGATTCAATCTCGGTCGTTCATCAGAAATTCTAAGAGATGAACTTAAATTTACTCGTTTTGTTGGTAGACTAAGAAAAAGATTTTCTCAAATTTTTATCGATTTACTCAAAACTCAATTAATTCTTAAAAATATTGTAACATTAGAAGATTGGGAGGTATTGTCTGACCATATCCAGTTTGATTATGTTTATGATAATCATTTTTCTGATTTGAAGAAAAATGAATTGATGAATGATAAATTGGGTGTTGTTGCTGCGATGGACCCATATCTTGGTCGTTATTTCTCCGCAGAATATGTAAGAAGAGAAATTCTCGGTCAAACTGATAGTGAAATCAAAGAAATCAACGCACAAATGAAGAAAGAAATTAAGGATGGAATTATTCCAGACCCAGCAGCAATGATGAATCCAATGGGTGCTCCAGGTGCTATGGGTGCTCCACAAGACCCAAATGCACTTGGAGCAATGCCCCAAGAACCAGGATTGACCGACAAACAAGCAGGTGTTGAATTGGGGTCTGCTGGAGAATTATAAATAATTTTAGTTAAAACTTATTATAACTATGGACGATTTAATGGATTTGATTTTAACTGACGAATCTCCTGCGGAAGTCAGTGACAAGATTAAAGAAATTCTTTTTGCAAAATCAGCAGAAAAAATTAATGCAGTAAGACCAGAAGTTGCTACAAGTCTTTTTGGTGAAATCGAGGATAATCAAGAATACGAGGATTGATAAGTGAATGACTTTGGAGTAGATTCCAAGGACTTATCTGATTTTTTTACTGCAATAAGTGCAGGAAAACAAAAAAGAAAAAAAGAACTTGACGAAACAGTAGGAAGTGCTGTTGATGATTTCTTTTCAACGATAAGTACTGGAAAAAAAGTTATCAAAGAAAAGAAAGAATCTCTCGTTGGAGATTCTTTTGATGAACTTTTTTTGTCTCCTTTAAAAGAGGAGATTGTTCCAAAGAAAAAGAAAAAGATACAAGAACAAAAAACTGTTAAGGCATTTGAAGATTGGTTATATTCCGAGACACCAAAAAAACAAGAACAAGTAATTGAAGAAGTAATTGAAAATTCTTTGGATGAAGTTCTTGAGGTTTTGGAAGAATATAAAGAAGAACTTGAAGAACCCAAAGAAGAACTGATTGAAAAATCATTAGGTCTTCTTGCCGAACCAAGTGATGTTAAAGTTCAACAAGACCCATTAACTCCATTAGACCAAAAGTTCGCAACACTTGACGATTTACAGAAACATTACAAACTGTTTCTTTCTCGTATTCAACAACAACTCTCCACATTAGGTGGAGGTGGTGAAACTCGTCTTGAGTTTTTGGATGATGTAAATAGAGATTCTGTTAAATCAGATCATAAATTTCTGAGATATGATGCTCCAACTAAAAAATGGATTGGTGCATATGCGGGTGAAGCACCTTTTATAAGCACTACAACTTATGTAACTTCATCAACATATACAATTACTGAAAATGATTATTATATTGGGGTTAATTATGCTGGAGCAGTCACAATTACTCTTCCTACTGGAGTAGTTGAAGGAATTACATACATAGTAAAAGATGAACTTGGAGAGGCATCTAAGGGAACGAATAGATATATCACAATCCTTCCATCAGGTTCAGATAAAATTGACGGACGGGACAGGGCAATTCTTGCATATGATTATGGTTCACTTACTTTTGTTTATAGAAACGGTTGGAGGGTAGTTTAATGTCTCATTTATATCAACCAAGTTTAGACCAACACGATGCATTTGGTCGTTTAAGAATATCAAGTCCATTAACACTATTTGATTCATCTCACAGATATAGAGACAACAATCTTTGGACGAATTTGATCGTAGGAACTGGTTCTACTGTTGGGTTTGTAACGACTCAAGGTTTGGTCAATATTGGAATTGGAACTACAAGTGGTTCATCAGTCATCAGAGAAACCACAAAAGTATTTTCATATCAACCAGGAAAATCATTACAAATAATCAATACATTTGTAATGAATGCACCAAAAACAAATCTTCGTCAGAGAGTAGGATACTTTGGTGCTGATAATGGAATTTATTTTGAAACTGATGGAACTACTTTAAATTTTGTAGAAAGAAGTATTGTAACTGGAATCTTATCGGAAACTCATGCGCCACAATCATCGTGGTTATATGATAAGATGGATGGAACAGGTCTTTCTGGATATACTCTTGACCCATCCAAAGGTCAAATTATGTGGACTGATATTGAATGGTTAGGATTGGGAACAGTTAGAGTTGGTTTTGTAATTGATGGAAAATTTATTCATTGCCATTCATTCCATCACTCAAATCTAGTCCAATCAACTTATATTACAACAGCATCATTACCTTTGAGATATGAAATTACAAATACCGGAGTGACTACAAGTTCAAGCACACTTAAACAAGTTTGTTCTACTGTAATTTCAGAAGGTGGATATGAACTTCGTGGATTGCAACAAGCAGTTGGAACTACAGTTACATCTCCAGTTAATTTACCATTACCTGCTGGAACTTATTATCCAGTCGTTTCAATTCGTCTTAAGTCATCTCCAAATCGTTTAGATTCTATTGTAATTTTAACAGCAATTTCAATGCTTGGTATTACAAATAATGGAATCTATAATTGGCAAGTGAGAGCAAGTGCCACCACATCTGGAGGAACTTGGACAAGTTCTGGTGCTGATAGTGCTGTTGAATATAAGATTGGTGGAGGAACAGTTGCTGGTGGAAGAGTTTTAGCGAGTGGATATTTCAACTCAACTCAACAAAGTTCTGTTCCTGTAGATATTCTCAAAGAAGCACTTTTTAAATTCCAATTAGAAAGAGACGGATTGACTGGAACTCCTTATGAACTTACATTAGTATGCTCTGCAAATGCGAATGCTGATATTCATGCATCAATGGACTGGGAAGAAATTAGTAGGTAATACTAGATATTGATAAATAACTAATATAGTCCAATTATTACAATGTCCGTATATAAGATTGTACAAAAAATTACACCATTGACGATGACTGGTGCAGCAGTAACCAGTAATCCAATTGCTTTGAGGTCTGGTTTTTTGAGAATTGTTCCAGAACAAGATGCTTATGTTGAGGTTGCTCCAACTCCAACGATTAGTACTACTACAAGTGCTAGTATTTTTGTTAAAGCAGGAACTGAACTCATTTTAAAAGAAACAGCAATTACTCAAACTATTGTTGGTGTAACTACTGGAACTACCACTGTTGTAACTTTACCAGAAGGTACTTTCTCTGATTTTTCTGCTGGTGATATTGTTGAACTTACTGGTGTTGTTCCATCAGGTATCAACACAACAGCAGCAACTGTTGCTTCAGTAAACGCAACAAACAGTGCAGGAACAGGTGGATTTAATAGAGTTATTACTCTTACTTGGAATACTTCATCTCAAGGTCCAGTAACTACTTCCACTGGTGTTTTAAGAAGAACAACAAAAGTTGCTGCTTTTGGGGCAAGTGGAAAACTTCACATCACAGAAATTCAAATCGCAGGTGGTTAATCCAATGAAACTTATCACAGAAGAAATCGAAAAGGTTAAGGTTATTGTTGAAGAAACCAACGGTAAAAAGTCTCTTTTTATTGAAGGTATTTTTCTTCAAGCAAACAAACCAAATAGAAACAAGCGTCTCTATGAAATGAGAACTCTCGAAAGAGAAGTCAAAAGATATAATGAAAATTATATTCAAAAAGGTCGTGCTCTTGGAGAACTAGGACACCCCGATGGTCCTTCTTTGAACCTTGATAGAGTTTCTCATAAAATTGTTTGTTTGGAGAGAGTTGGAGATAATTTTAGAGGAAGAGCAAAAATTCTTTCCACTCCTATGGGAAAAATTGCAGAATCTCTTCTCGGTGAAGGTGTGATGTTGGGAGTTTCTTCTCGTGGTGTTGGTTCATTAATTCCAACTAACGAAGGATA